ATATAATATTTTCATCATGAATATTCTATTGAGATGATTATTTATAGACCTCTATTATATATTAAAATGATTATTTTGATGGTAATATTCTTAGATTTTCGATGATATATTATATTAAAGATGATTTCTCGAAACAACAAAAGGAGCATAAAATGGACGAAAACAAAGACCCCGAAAAGGTCACTGCAGGAAAACAAGAAGTACTAAAAGTCATGTTTAATCATGACAAAAATGTTTATGAAGTTTCCTCTTGTGAAGGTAGTAGCATTGCAGAGATGGCATTTGGTATTTCTGTGGTGATAAGGGTACTTCAACGTGACGGTTACATTGAGCAACAAAAAGACTTCATTGAACTTGTACAGAAGTATCTTGACGATGAACAATGGGAGGAAGTTAAATCATGAAGTATGGCATCTTCCTCGGACGCGGTGTTGAGGGTTGCGGTAATACAAAGTATGCAATTGAGTTACAAAATGGCATAAAAGAAACTGATGAGTGCATTACAATTGCAGCCCGAGACAAAAACTGGGGTAGAAGTAAAGCACACAATCATAACATTATACAGTATCATCTGTATAATGACAAAGAACGTATCATCTCAACCTTTAAACAATGTGACACAATCATTATACTGAGTGTTCCACCCATCAACGCAGAGTTTGAAACGACTGAGTCTTTCATGGAAATACTTGAAAGGTTGCAAGATAAACACGTTGTATATATCAACGTAGACCACAGGGCACCGTCTATCAAACGTAATTTTTATTACGACATAATGTACAACGACTTCTTCAAATTGTGTAATAGAGTTATAACTCATAATAAAGATAATGACTTACACGTTGTTGCACTGGAGATGGGATTAGACCCTTCGACAATTATAACACCTGAGTTTCCGACACTTAATTTACTTGACTTTGCAGATGGTGAAAAGTATATCAGACCTTATGATGACAAAGAACCGAAGTCAATTCATTTCCTCGGTAGACGTGCAGATTGGAAAGGCATATATGAAGTAAAGAGATTACAATATGAGTACCTCGGTAAACATGGCTTTACGACCGTGATGGAAGGTATCGAAAGAGATATTGGTTCACTCAAATTTTTGTACAAAGAGGTTAAGCCTGAGAAAATTGCTCACGATGACGTCATTATTTGTAATGAGGGTAACAAGTCAAAATTGTATTTTGAAGGTAAACTGCCAATTGTACCTGGTAATCCTGCTTATATCATTGGACCTTATAATCACGATGAGGCGATGGAAAGACTTGGTGCATCAATGTTTGGCATTGAGTTGTTAATGTTGCCAGATAAATATTTACCTCACAATATGGAATATGCAATGAGTGAATATGTCATAACGGGTACGGTTCCTATTTACAGAAAGCGCTGGGGTGAACTCTTTTGTGTCAACAACAAACCTGTGATATCACAAGATTGTGGCGCAATATTTGTAGACGAAAATGACATGGCCGCATCCATTGATGAAATACTTGAGGTAGCGTGTAACAAAGAACTTTATATGCAAAGACAAAACAGGGTGTATGACTTTTTCAGAAGTATTTGTGACAAAAAAGTTATACTTCCGCAGGTATTGGAGTTGATAAATGGGAATAATAATTGATGGACAGAACGGTACAGGTAAATCATTCTTGTGTACAGAGTTACAAAAGAGGTTACCGAACTATGATTTACACCATATCACAGGTAAACATGCAAACACATATACATTTTATAGACATTTGTTAGGTTACAAAGTAATACTTGACAGAGGTCCACTTGGTGAACTTGTATATAGTGAATTGTATAGACGTAAACCGAGGATAAGTGTCAAAGAAGTAAATGAAATACTTCGATACACAAACTGTTATGTGATTTGTCAGAGTGTGGATACAATTTACAATAATCTTTGTAATAAAGGTGAGCAAGAAAGTTCAGAGTGTAACAAAGAATGGATAACAACGGAACGTAACTTATTCTTTAAGTACATTCGCATGATGAAAAACATAACTCTTGTACCGAACGATTTCAGACGTACAAATATGGTATTGGAGGTGTTAAAGGAATGACATTCAATGAGGCATACAGTTGTGCATTCAATGAATTGATACGACAAGGTAAACAAACTTCTCCTCGTGGTGAGAAAGTTCGTGAGTTAACACCTTACGTATTAGTACTAAGTAATCCACGTGATAGATTGTTGTCATTTAAAGAGATGCGCAACATTAAAAGATACTGTTATGGTGAGGCACTTTGGTATCTGAGTGGTAGTAACAGTCTTGATTTCATATCAAAGTACTCATCATTTTGGCGACACATTAGTGATGACGGAGTAACTTGTAATTCTGCATACGGCAAATATATATTTTCTGACACGTATGATTATGCAGGTGAAAAGGTATCACAATGGGATTGGTGTAAATGTTTGTTGAGAATTGACAAAGATACGAGACAGGCGGTCATACATATCAAACCTATTCAAATTTGTAATACAAAAGATACGGTCTGTACACTTACGATGCATTTTATGATACGTAACAACAGACTCAATCTTATTGTAAACATGAGGTCAAATGACATCTTCAAAGGTTTAACGTTTGATGTGTTTCAATTCACATTGTTACAAGAACTTATGGCTGCTGAACTCGGTGTAGAACTTGGTACTTATACACACATTGATAATAATTTGCACGTGTATGAGAATGATATACCGAAGATACGACAGATGCTTGACAGTGGAACGGTTGAACCTGAATTGTTACCTCCAATACCAAAAGATTTCAGACGTGGTGATTTAATGTATTTACTCGCAGATAATTGTCACGAAAGTTTAAGTGAATTTTCAAAGGAGTTCTGGAAATATGGACATTAAAATTGTAGGTAACGTAGAGAAAGGTTACTTGGAAGATGCAGGTGTGGACATTTTCATAGATGAAGACGTTACATTTGAGCCATTGTCTACCACAATCGTACCACTTAATTGTAAAGTTATTATTCCACATGACTGTTTAGGTACACTGTGTGCAAGAACATCTGCTGCGGCAAAGGGTTTGAACGTTGCAATGTGTCCAATTGATCCGGATTATGATGGCAAGCTCATGGCAATTGTCCACAACATATCTAACAAACAAGTAAAATATTCAAAGGGACAGAGTTTTTGTCAGGTGATGGTAATGAAAGCAGTAATTATTAAAGGTGTACCGGTGCGTTATAACGGTGTGCGTAAAGATGAACGACTTGGCTCAACGGGGAGGTGTGATTAACATAGGTGTACCTAAATATTATAGTCCGAAACATGTGTTTACAGAAGAAGATGTAAAGTACATACTTAAGATCATGGCACTTGAACCCGTCTCACTTGATGCACAGGTGAACAAGGCAGATGACCAAGATGATACTTTCTTAGGTGACTTTGTTGCGGACCCAGGTCCATCTCCAATGGACATCGCTGCTGAGAATGAACGACATGAAACACTCATGAAGTTTATCAAAAGGTTATCACCTCGTGAACAAGTTGTTATTTGTAAACGATTTGGTTTGGAAGATGATATTGTACACTCACTTGAAGAGGTTGGTCAAGAGTATGGACTTACACGTGAACGCATTAGACAGGTTGAACAGAAAGCAATAAGGAAACTTAAAGCAATGATGCACGTCAAAGGTATCACGAGTATAGATAATTTTTAAAGGAGGTATAAATGCAATACGATAGTTTTGTTACTCATAACATTGACATGTACATGGGTAAACCAAAGTCTGGTAAAACGACTATTGCAGGTACGTACCCGAAACCTTTACTATATGTTTCGGTTGGTAATGACGGTGGAGGTAGAGTTCTTGCAAAGACACAAGGTATTTTTGTAAAGAATTTGCGTAATGATTTTGTTTGTAAGAAAACTACAATTGAGTTACTTGCGGAAATTCTTGCAGAATTGCGTAAGCCCGGTGCAGATAAGTTCAAGACAATTGTCATTGACACGATCGGTGCATTACAAGATGACTATAAACAGTATCTTGAATTTACAAAAGGTGGCAGAGCACTTAGTCAACAAGAATGGGGTGATGTTTCTAAGATGATGCTGTCCATTAAGGACACGATGAAACGGTTCTCTGAGGAGATGGGTGTACAATTTGTATGGTTAACTCATACTAACGAGATGGAATTGTATGAAACGTCTGGACTTGACAAAGAGATACGCATCATACCTGACCTGACTATTAAGACCGGTGTAAAATATATGAAAGATGCGAGCAACATTTTCTATTGCTGCCGCAAGACAATTTTGGATAATAACGGTAGAAAGTCAGTTCAGTTTCTTGTGTATGTAGGACCTCACCCGTTGACAGACACGGGAACCCGTGATATGACACTTGCGGTAGGTGATTTTGTAGACAATTTCACATATGACAAGTGGCAAAAAATGATTGCAGAGAACTCTCTCAATCCTGTAAATTTAGTAAAAATAAATAACGAAGAAAAAGAAACGGAGGAAACAAGCAATGATTGAAAAATTTAGTGATTATGAAGGTAGTGCATTTTTGTCTGAGGCTGGAACGTTCGAGTTTACGGTTGAAGATGCGGAGGTTACCGAAAGCAAGAGTGGTAACACGATGGTAAAGTTCACGTTTAAATGTGACAAAGGTACAACGAATGCATATCATGTACTCAGTCAGAATGCGAGATGGACTTACAATAAGTTGATTGCGGCAGCACTTAAACTTACCGAGAAACAAAAGAAAACGTTTGAACTTGATTATGAAACCGTGCATAATCAATTGCTCGGTAAAACATTCTGGGCAGATGTCATTGAAGATAGTTATGAACGTGAGATTAAGAAACCTATGCCTGATGGTACATATGAAACGGGTATTGAAATGAGGGTTTCTTACAAGATTGATACTACCTCTTACCGTACTACGGAAGAGAAGTAATACCAGAACTGAGTACACAAAATTAAAAATAAATTAAACAAACTTTCGGTAGACGTACTCAGTTTAGTGAGAGGCCTGATACACCTCTCACTTCATTGGCGATTAGCGTAATGGTAGCGCAACAGACTTTGACTCTGTAAGTACAAGTTCAATCCTTGTATCGCCAGCCACCTCAACCGGTAATTGTACTAAGTCCGGCGCAGGAAACGAATTTCGAGTAGGCAGTCGCTAACCTGGTAAGCTCGAAGGGGTCCATGTTGAAGGTATCAAAAGCAGCGGAACCTTACACAAGAGGAAGTAGTACACCTGTCCTCTGCCGCATTAGTACTAAGCGGGATATAAATTAGTACCCCACTTCCAAAAAGATTTGCACAATCTTGGAACCGTAACTACTTCGGTTAAAGTAGCTCGTTGCTCGGTGCCACGAAGTTCCTAATCGATTTGCAATAGGTTAGGTCTTGTGAAATGCCAACAAGGGCAGTGGTTAAATGGAATAAGGAACAGCCGAGAAAAGATTATTAACTACATTGTAGGAGGTATTATATGAATGTATGTGTATTTGGTGCATCGCCTGAGAAATTGACAAGGATTAAGGAATGTCTTGTAAATGATAATGTGTTTGAACCTAAACACATGTGTGGTAAACAGATTGACGTAATTATTACACGTGATGATAAACCAATAGAGGTTGAATACATTGATGATGCTCTAAAAAGATATGCTTCAAGTGATTTCGAACGTTATGCACAGGAGGTAGACCTTTACAAAATTGCATATGAGCAAGTTACAGCACGTATTCCAAAATTACTCACATATGAAGAATTTTTAGAACAAAACAATGTTATGTACGTGGTTGTAACAACATAGGTGAGTATGATTGTTATACTCTTGATGGGGGAGTGTATTCAGTTTGTGAAAAGCACGGTGACATGTGGGATAAATATTGTATGTATGTACAAAATTATTACAGGGATATTGCTGCCACCTATATTGTAGAACAATTGGAGGAAAAAGAAAAACGTGACTGAAAAAGAAAGTGCACTCCAACGCCGTTGTCAAAACATAATTCGAAAATACGGTGGATATGTATTTAAGAACAACGGCAACATATTCACAGAGAAAGGTAGACCTGACCTTGTGGCCTGTGTTTGTGGTAAATTTGTAGGTATTGAACTTAAACGTGAAAACCACTTAGACGATGTATCCGATGCTCAAAAAATTGTAGGTAGAAAGATACGTGATGCAGGTGGCATATGGATCGCTACTGATGATAGTGAAATTGTTGAAATGTTGATGATTAAAATTACAGGTGTTGACAAATGGAATACATAGAATATCTTCAAAACCGACTGCCATATCAAGCAGCCGGTGTTCCTTTTCTTTTAGAGCGGAAACATGCATGTCTGTATTACAAACCAGGCAAAGGTAAAACATATCCTTGTATTGAGGCAACCCGTGATATTGACAAAAGTATGAACGGTAATGCACGAGTTCTTGTAATGTCTACGGCAGGCGCAATACGAGACATGTGGAATGTTGAAATTGTACCACAAAAGATAATGCCAAAGAACACAATGTATGTTACATTCTCGGCGGCAATACAAGAGAAACGAAAAGTTGAGTTAATTAAACAAAGGTGGGACGTAATAATTATTGATGAGTGTCACAGAATTAAGGCTCACAATAGTCAGATAAGTAAACTTTGTTTTACAATTTGTAAGAAAGCAAGATTTGTATTTGGTTTGTCTGGTACACCTGTCGGTAATACTGAGTTAGATGTCTTTTGTCAATTCCATAATATGCATATCAGTTGGTTTGGTGACATTTCGTATAGTAGATTTGTAGATGAATGTTGTGACGTAGATAAAAAGTTTATGGGTGGCAGAATGTTTACAGAAGTACTCGGAATAAACCATAGATACAGAGCAGGCTTTGAGGCAAATGTTGCAAAATATTCTCAACGTATTGATTATGAAGATGATGGAAGTATGCCAGAATTAAGTGTGGAAACTGTTAAACTTCCATTTGTAAAAACAAAAGAGTATAAAGACACAGAGGAGGGCATCATCAAACTTGCAGATTATGAAACAACGATGGCTAAATTAAATGCAGTTAATAAAATGCATCAGGCCGCGAATGGTTATTTGTATATTCCAAAAGATGGTGGTGGAAATCAAGTTGTTGAATTTAAACATAACGATAAACTTGATTGGATTAAAAACAATGTACGAGATGATGAGAAAGTGGTTATTGTTTACAGATTTGTTAAAGACTTAGAGGATTTAAGAAAGGCGTTTCCGAAATCTGTAAACAATGTAGAAGATTTTAAGGCAGGTAAAAGTAACAAATTGTTATTACAATGTAGTCAATGTGAAAGTTTTAATTTACAAATGTGTAACAGAATGATTTTCTACACACTTGACTATTCGTTTATTTCGTATGACCAAATGTGTAAACGTATATATCGTATGGGACAAAAGTTGCCGGTTAAAATACAAACGTTGATTTTTGATGGTAGTATTGAAAATAAAATATGGAGTGCAGTTAGACGTAAAGAGTCACTGTCTAATTTATTTATGTCAATCAAAGGAGACCTGTAACAAATGGACGAGATGTTTGCAAGACTTAACAGAATTTATCCGAACAGTGGTTATGTACGTATTCCGAGATATAATCCACAACAATGGGAAACAAGAGAGTATGACAGTAAGTTCGATGCAAAGGTACCTCTAACAAAATGGAAAACTCAACCACTGAGTTACGAAGAGGCAGAACAACTTGTTGAGAATGGTGAACGTGTTGGTTGGATTGTACCAAAAGGAATGGTTGTTGTAGATATTGATAACGTAGATGATGAGCGTTCACAAGAAAAACTTGAAAGTTTGTTACAAAAGTGGGAGGTAAATTATTCATACAATTATACTTCTCGTGGAATGCATATCTTGTTTACAGACCCTACAGAAATGGTCACGAGTGATAGTCATTGTAAATGTGCACTTAACATTGACATTGACACACGTGCAAATAAGACAGGTTACATAATCTTACCTTGTAACGATCCACATCGTAGATGGGGTAAATGGAATGATTATGTTGAACCGTTACCTTACTTTTTAAGACCATTGATGAAAGATAGTACACCGTCATTTATTGGTTTACAAGATGGTGATGGTAGAAACAATGCATTATTCAAGTGGAGAACGAAACTTGAATGTACAAAGAAATTGACAGCGGAAGAGATTGAGAAGTCTATACGTATAATAAATGAGTTTTTGTTTTCTCAACCGATGCCAAATAATGAGTTATTTAAAACGGTACTTCGTGAAAAGGTAGACGTTGAGGACCCTGGCAAACTGTCAAAAACAAATATTCACAACGAACTTGCTGAGAAATTGCTTGGTAGATATGACTTAATTTATTATGGAAATACATTTTATAAATTTACCGGTTCATATTATAAAAAGATACCCGATAATGAAGTAGAACGTATTATCCATTTTGAATTGTCAAAGAATTTATCTCGTAATGCACGTAGAGAGATTACAGAATTTCTCAAAATCAAAGCACGTGTACAAGATGATGACATGAACAAAGACTGGCACAAGATAGCGGTAGAGAATGGTATACTCAATCTTGTAACAGGTGAACTTGAAACACCGAATAAGACGGATTATAATACAATATTTATTCCATGGAGGTATGAAAATAATCCAGAGGCGTCACCTCGAATAATGCAGTTTATGAAAGAGATTGCAAACGGTGACATAATAAAGATAAACTTTTTGTATCAAGTTGCAGGTTATACGTTATTGAAACGCAACATGTTTGAAAAGTTCTTTATGTTTCAAGGTGAAGGTCAGACTGGTAAATCAACATATCTCAATTTGTTAGAAAAACTTGTAGGTGTAGATAACACATCTCACACAGGTCTTGTAGACATGGATAGAGATTATTACCTTGCAGAAATGGTTAACAAATTGTTGAACATTGATGACGATGTAGTTGATGGAAGAGCACTTGAAAACACGGGCAGATTTAAGTCCATTGTATCTGGTAACAAAGTTACAGTTAGACAGATATACAAAGACCCAATGGTGTATAAACCTTTTGCAACATGCTGTTTCTCTTGTAACAAATTGCCAAAAATTATGGACAGAACATCAGGTTTGTACAGACGAATTGTTTTAATTGAATTAAATCACAAGGTTGAAAATCCAGACCCCACATTCATGTTGAAAATAACAAATACCGATATGGAATACTTCTTGTTCAAAGCGGTAGAAGGTATTCGCAAAGTTATTGAGGAAGGTCACTTTACAATAAATCAATCTGAGCAAGATCTGTTGAGGATATTTAAATGTAGACAAAGTCCTCTCAATGAGTGGTTATATGAAATGGATATAACAATGGGTGATTTAGTCAATAAACCTTGTCTATCGATGTATGGACAATTCCAAGAGTGGGCACAGACAAATGGTCACGCAAGACCAATGACTGCAACTTCATTTAGAGATGACGTCTGCGCATTATATGATTTAGAAACATCGTTCATTATAGTAGATGGACAAAAGAGTAATAAGTTACAATTTATAAAGATTGGTGACTACGATGCAAAATTTAAACCGTTTTAAAGGAGTATAAATGATTGAAAGATTTTTCGACTTTGAGGTAACGTCTAATTGGTGGTTACTTGTAACAGGTGACATGCCTGCAGACCGAGTCTTTGATGAAACTATTAAAGATACGTTTACAATTATATCAAGCGATATGCCTGATGCGAGAGAACGTATGATTGAAGTCTTACGTGAACCTGACCACGTGATGATTGGTTACAATATTAAATATTATGACTTGATGATTGCGAATGCAATATATCAAGGATTTAGTCCTCAACAGGTTAAAATTGTAAACGATTTAATCATTGACCCTAAAACAAAGTTTGCATCAAAAGAACACATTCGGTTACAATCATTTGCAAAACGTAGAATGCCAGGTGTAGTGTATCAAGATTTGTTTGATGATGACAACGGTGGTTCACTTAAAGACAAAGAGGGTTTACTTGGTCTGAGTGTGTTAGAAAGTGAAGTAGATTTTAACACTGAGAACATGATGCAAGAACAAAAAGATGATATGACTTATTATTGTAAGCATGACGTCTATTCTACAATGGAATATTTTGTACGCATTCGAGAAGTAAATATTAAAGCAAAACTTGCAATCAGTAAAGCGTTCAACATTCCGATTGAGACGTGTTACAAATACACAAATGCTCAGGTCTGTGCACTCGTTCTTGGTGCAAAGAGAACGAACTTTGCAGATGAACTTTGTGATAGTGTTGAGTTACCAGAACATTGTAGACAATATATTTACGATGCACTCGGTACAAAGTTGGTAGATGAGATACGGAACAATCCGTATTACTTCGATGGTAAAAGTGAGAACCCTAAAAGTAAAACAATCGAGGTAAATATATTTAACAACGTCGTTACATTCGGTAATGGCGGAGTTCATTCTTATTTAGCAAAATGTTTATATGTTGAAAGTGACGATGAGTGGGTAATGGTTAACCTTGACGTTGCATCATTCTATCCATCGTTGTTAATATTCTTCCGATTGCTTAGTAGAGCGGTTAAAAATCCTGCATACTTCAAAGAGATTTTTGAAGAACGACTTAAACTTAAAGCAAAGAAAAATAAAACCTTTGACGATGATTTATTGCAACAAGCATATAAACTTGTCTTGAATACGACATACGGTGCGAGTGGTAATAAGTATCTTGACCTTTACGACAGACATCATTGTTTAAGTACTTGTCGAGTTGGTCAATTATTGTTGACAGCTCTTGCTGCAACTCTTTACAAAAAAGTACCAGGTTTCCAAGTTATTCAGAGTAATACAGATGGTATACTTGCATACTTCCGTAGAAAGGATTATGACCTTGTTAAAAAACTTTGTGATGAGTGGTCAGAAATGACACAAATGTTACTTGAATACGATGAGGTTGAGAAAATCTGGCAAAGAGATGTTAACAATTACTTGTTGATCAAGAAAGGTGGTAAACAAAAATCGAAAGGCGGTTGGTTATCTACAAATATTTTGAATATTGGTTGTGCGACAATATCTGGTTTGTCTGGTTTTGTTGCTGCAAAGGCGGCGAAAGAATGGTTGTTAAACAAAAAGAATATTGTAGAAACAATTGTCAATGAACGAGACCCTTACAATTTCATGTATTATTGTAAGAAAGGTCCCACGTACTCTGGCGTAGTACAAAGAATGAGTAATGGACAAGAGATTAAATTATTTAAAGGAAATCGTGTCATTATGACGAACGATGAACGTTATGGTTGTTTGTATAAAACCAAACGTAATAATAATAAAACAAATTCTTTGTCTTATACCAAGATGCCTGAAATTGGTGAACACTGTATTGTTGTCAATGATGACGTTAAGAAATACAATATTGACGAACTCAAACCGAAGATTGATTATATGTTTTATATAACCGAAGCACTTGATAAACTCAATATTGAGTGGACAGAATTGAAAGATGGTAGTTTAGTTAAAACTCATAAATTTGATTATGAAATCTAATCTAAAACTGCATATGAATGATTTTAATATATAATATCATGATGAGAATAATTCTTTCGATTAAATATTCATGATGAAAATATTATAT